ATCAATACGCATCTTTTCACCTTCTGAAAAGTTGGCATAACCAAACTCATCACGGTGCCTACTCTTAATTGTTTCTTCAAAGTTTTCGTTGATATTGAAGTTCACAAAGAAGTCCATGGCATTAAGGTACTTGTTAATCAATTTGTTCATGATTGGTAAGTACTGTCGAATAATCTTGGTCTTGATGCCAGTATCTTTCAACAATGATGCTGCAAACTCATAGTATTGTTTCTCTGTGGCTAATTCTTCTTGCTTTTTAACCAAATTTCCCAACTCTGTTCTAAGTTCTTTGAGTTTTGCATTATCGACTTCGAGCGAATCCTTGTGTTTAGACAAAGCCTCAATTTCTCGTTGGAGTTTATCAATGAACTTATGTACCGCTGATATGGTTGAATTGTGTTTGACAATTTCATTGTTGTGTGCTTGAATGTGTTTAACTATTTTTTGGATTTCTTCGATACGTTGGTTTGTTTCTTGGATTTTTGTTTCAATATCCTGGATTCCAACTCCAATTTCTCCTTTTGTTTTATCGATTCCACTAAGCTGGCTACGTCTGAAGGTGTCAGCAATACTTTGTTTGCAGGTTGGGCAGTCGTGGTTTTCTTCATAGAACTTGGCTTCCTTTTCTAGTTTCTTTAAACGAGATTCAAGTTTAGATTCCAATTGTAACAGTTTGGAACTTTTCTTTTCGATTACCAACTTATCGTTGATTTTTGAATTAAGTACATCAATGTGTTTCTGGATTAATTCGATATCTTTTTGTAAAGTATATACCTGGTCTACTGATTGTCTAACTTCTTCTTTCTTCTTTTTAATTTCTTCATCACTACGAGTTTTGTGTTCTTCGATGGCTTGCTTCTGGAAGTTAATTCGTTCAGAAGTTAAATCCATTTCATATTTGGTCTTTGTGGAAATGTCTTTGATTGCAGTCATCTTCTCTTTAACCACACCATTCATTGATGAGAAGATACCAATGTCTAATAAGTCCTCAATGATTGCTCGTCTATCACCAGGCGACAATTGCATAAATGGAACAAACGAGGCAGAACCAAGAATAACCACTTGTGTAAACGATTTGAAGTTTAATTTAAGAATGAACTTCTCTAGGTGTTCTTGGTAGTCTTTTGCTTTGGCATCTTGGTCAACCATCACACCATTACAATATACCTCAAAGATGTTTGGTTTAATACCACGAATTACTTTGTATTGTTTTTTACCAATAGCAAATTCAATCTCAACTACAGCTGCCTGATTGTTAATTGAATTTATAAGTTGTGGTTTGTTAATCTTACGAAATGGTTTACCAAAAAGACCAAAACATAAGGCATCCAAAATTGTGGATTTACCCGCACCATTATTACCAATGATGAGTGTATTTGGTGATTTTTGGAAATTGATTTCCGTAAAACTTGCTCCGGTGGATAAGAAATTCTTCCAACGAACTTTTTGAAATATAATCATATTAAATAAATTTAGGTCCTAATGCCCACACCACAAGAGATTTTCTGGTACCTTTGGTTACAGGAGAAACTTTATGTAACAAAAAAGAAGGAAAACAAATAACTTGGCCAGCCTTCATATTAGGAACGGCAACCGCATGTTTTTCTTCAGCCAAATTGAAACATAAATCTCCACCTTCAAAATCTACACCAGGTTCATTCAATAATACTGTCAATGAAAGTTTACGAGTTCCCGAAGAATCAATTGGTTTATTGAGACCCATAATTGTATCCATATGGAACTCTTGCCTACCATTCTCATATCCTTCATATTCACCATATTGAAAATAATCATATCCATTTAAATTGAAATTATAGAATTGATTGTTCAATGAATCAATAATCATATTCATTCGGTCAAAAATCCAGTTGATGTTTTCATTTTTGGCATCATAATTATACATCTTAATATTTGACACACGCACAGTTTCATCAACATGACTCTTACTGTTTTGACCGTTTTTTTCACCATAAATTGCGGCACGATCTACACCATTCTTTGAAAAATAATCACACATAATTTTCAATTCTTTTTCAGAGAATGCATTGTCCCAATAAGTCCAAGGATAGAATATGTTTTCTCGTTCTTGAGGATTATTATGAATTGTTTTGTACACTAAGCTTGTTCCATGTTCAAAGCTTCAACGTATAATTCTTTCAATACGTTTTTTAGTTTATCATTATCAATATGTTCTTCTTTGATACCATCTACAAACTTATTAATGATTGTGATAGTATCTTCAGCTTCATTAATCATATCATCTTCTACGCCTTCTGTCAAGTCAGCAAAGTCTTCCGCAATGGTAACATCGATTGGGTTGACTTCATATAACTTTGCCATAAACTTGTCAAACAGATAGGGATTAGTTTTGTTGAGTACCACAACTTTAACATATGTACCGGCAAACTTGGTTAAATCTTTATTGTTGATTTCGGTAATAGATTCTTCTTTATCATCATAAACGATTCGATGGAACATTACATTAGGGTTTTCAATGAATTCCAAACTACGATCAGCCAAATCAAATAAATGAAAACCCCTTGGATCATTATAATCCTGCCAGGTAAGCTCGTATGGGTTTCCCAAATAGTGAATATTATCCGAATGGGAACGGTGGTGATAATGACCAGAGAACACCATATCAAAACGTCTAAAAATTTCACGATTCAATCCTTCATGTGATGGCATGCCACGATTCATGGCAAAACCGGCAATTTCAAAATGACCCATACAAATATCAGCAGAGGTTTCTTTCATTGTTTCCATAGAAGATTCATAGTTCTCTGGACAAATCCAAGGCATCATACAGATTGGATATTTGAACTTATCACCATCATCTGTTAGGTAAATAGTGCAAGGTTCATCAATCACTTGAATATTAATATATTCTTGTAATAATAATCTAACTGAGTTTACTTCGTTGGTATTTTTGAAATAGGTATCATGATTGCCGGCAAGCATAAAGACTTTGATATTTTTTTGTGCCAGTTTATCAAAGAACATCTCACGTGATCTTTTGTATGTAAAAAAGTTTACATATTTACGTCTATCAAAAGTGTCACCAAGAATAAGAACAGTATTGATACCATTTGCATCCAAAGTAGGAAAGAAAGTATCTCGGTAAAAACGTTCATAATAATCTAGAAAGTGTATTGAATCATTTCTGGCACCGAAATGTGTATCGGTTATAATGGCAACTCTCATAACAATTTTGAACCTTTTTTTCTATTCTCACGCATAGTTATAATTTGTAAATTATTTTCATGATGCAATCCACCTTCAGAAATAGGTATAATATGATCTACTTCGTGTGGTATACCCGTTGTATCGCTTATTTTCCGACACTCGGCATAAATTTCTTTTATTTTATCAAAATTTGCATCATTTGGCAATTGGTTTTTAATTCTTGCTCGCCTTTTTGCCGATTTGTTTGTATTGGCAATTTTTCCTTTTGGTGAAGCATTATATTTTGTGTCAATTTCTTTTGCTTTATCTTTGTTATTTTCCCAATATAAATTTACTTTTTCTTTGGTTCTATACTTCGACATCAATTCATTATTATATAATTTGTGTAGGTTTCTTTTAATATTACATTCTACGCAACTATAACTAGAAACGTGTTTTTTGGTTGAACCGCAACATTTACAAGGAATGCCATCATAAGTTTTTTCACCATTTAATATGGCTTTTTTTCGGTTTTCTTTTGAGGAAACAGGATATTGGTTAGACAAAATATACTCCAAAGTGTTTTATATATTTATACACTTTGGTGCTTTGACTTTAGTTCCTGTCTGGCTTTTTGGTTGAGACATCTTCATAATATTTGATTTCAAGTACTGAGCCTACTGGTTGTTTATTGGCAAACAAAGTTGCCTCGAATAAGGTAGGAAAGGATTTAAACCTTAATGATCCACCTGTTAAAGTATAAGATATTTTGTACATTATATCATTCTCCTAAAAACTTTTCAATCCCTTTTGGTTTCTTTGCCACTTTTTTATTCTCTTTAGCCACTTCATAATTCTCAATAAATTCGGATATATTATCGTATAATTCGAATTGTCTTGTGGTACCATCTTCGAGTTCCATCATTTCCATTTCATCCAAGATACCCATTTGTTCTGTGGCCTTGTATTTTACATAGGTCTGTTTTTTTTCTTTTTGTATCCTACGGAGGAAGGCATAGTAGATAATCTGTGTGAAATAGGCAAATGGATTCTTAGACTTGGTTGGATCAAAGTTATTAAAGTACATTAAACAGTTTTCAATACCATCTGCCATCATTTCATCACGATAGGTATAGTTAATGAAGTTAGGTTTATGCGATAGTCCTTCGGCAATCTTCATGAAACACTCTCCAATGTAATTTGGAATAGCTGGAGGTGGAAGTTTATTCTTCTTTGCCTCTTTTGCTTTTGCCTGATACTCAATCAAAGCCTGTAGAAAGTCTCCGTTATTGACGTATTGTTTTGGTTTCTTTGGTGCTTTAATTGTAGGTGTATTCATGTTTGCCATAGTTAAGTGTTGACAACCGCTTGACAAACCGTTAGTATCGAGTATGTCCTTGGTTGAAAGTAATAAAGGATTAATTAATGTAATGTATCTCCATGATTAATCATGTCTTGAAATGCTTCTATGATTTCGTCAGTATTAAATTCGTCCACAATGTTTTTTGCCGATAACAAGTCTTTAATTTTTTGTACAGTATTCAGATAATATTCACGAAGTTCATCATTAGGTTCCATTACACAAAGAATATCTTTAGGTTCAATTGTAATTTCATTTTCTTTAATTAGTTGTACAGGTAACCAATGATTCATAACAAGTCCAGCTTCTCTACCACGAAAGTCAATACCAACCGACATAGGTTCGGAAACTTTATATTGACCAACATATTGTTCGGATGCATTACCAATGATATCTTCACCTGATGTTAAACGGAGAATTCTAATCATTTTTTTAGACCTATCTTGTAAATTTTAAATGGAAAGGCTTCTTCATTATATATCTTAGTTCTTTCCACAAAGTGTTTTAGTGTATAGTTCATGTGTTTGCCGACTCTAAGGTCGTCTGCGATGTCATAGAGAGTTGCAAGTTCTTTTCCTTCACTCTGTCGTAGGCCTCGTCCAATACTTTGCAAAGTTCGGATGCTCGATTTAGTTGGCATTGCAAAAATAATGTTATGCAAATTCCTGATATTAATACCAGTACTAAAAGTGCCAAAAGAAGCCACAACAATAGCGTCATTCTCAATCTCCATAATTCGTCTAATTTCTTCACGGTCTGAAGCATCTACTCCACCGTGTACAAAGAACACTTTTCTATCACCCAACAACTTCGTGTCTCTAATCATATCATACAGTATTTTGCCATGTTTGTCAACCATTTGATATAATACAAGTGTATTTTTGCCTAAGCTAACCGCAAGATTTTTAATGAATTTATTTCTGGATGCATTTGAAATGAGATAATCAATTTCTTCGGCATAATTTTTATCTTTCATTCCTTTGGATATCTCATCATCATGTTTTAACACAAGGCATTTAATTTCAAAGTTGGATACTTCACCTTTATCAATTAATTGTTTTGTAGAGATTACTTTTTTAACGGTACCAAATAAACCTTCTAATACAAGCTTATGAGTTTTGGTTCCGTCAAGAGTACCAGTAAGGCCAATACGGTATTTGGCATTGACACAATTTGTTAAAATGGAAGTAAGTGATTGTGCTTTAAAATTATGTGCCTCGTCTCCGATTACATAATCAAATTGTTTGAAGTATTCTGGTGGCATCTTGTAAAGAGATTGCCATGTGGAAATAGTTAAAGGCTTGTCTGTATCTTTTTCTTTGCCTTGGTAAATACGGTGTACATGTTTTTCCATAGTACCATCGTTATAGTCACCAAAGTCGGAGAATAATTGCTCAACGAGAGAAGTTGTAGGAACAATTACAAGACCTTTTAAATTTTGATATTGCCAGAGTTGTCTAAACAACATGTAGATAATGAGAGATTTTCCGCTAGCGGTTGGAGATAAGAGTAACGCTCTTCTGTTTTGCATTGCGTGAATAAAGGCAGCAATTTGGTGTTCTCTAACTTCGATTGGTTCTCCACGAGCATGTGGATTAATTTGTGTGATAAATTTCTTTGCATGATATTCTGAATATTCGTCTTGTATACCGGTTACAGAATCGTAACCTATTGTGTAACCCCTTGACTCAGCAAACTGTTCAATGTAATCTAATAAACCGGTGTATATCTGATTACTTCTTAAATCAAACAAACGAATTTTTCCATCCCAAATTCTGTTCTTAAATGCTGGAACAAACTGGTAACCAGGTACAAAGAATGTGAAGAACTCGGATAATTCCTGAGCCACATGTTTTTCACATTTAACTTTTAAATATACCTCATTTACTTTAGAAAGATAGATATCAGACATTCACAATTTTCATTTTTTTATCAAATCACTTCTTGTTTTGTTTGCCCAACTCAATTTCGTTGCTTCCGACAACAAAGCTCTTTTATTAGGATTTAAATTGGTTGAACCTGCACATTTTCTACTACAATATTTTTGATGTATGTTATAACCAGGATTAAAGTATTCTTCACAATTTACACAATATCTACTATGGTCAACTTTATTTTTTCTTTGTGCTGAAAAATTATTACCTTTTATTTTTTCGGATCTTCTTTTTGAACCTTGTTTTTGTTTTTCTGTTCTATTTTCACCAGTTAATAATGACTTTGGACTAACTTTGCCTTTTCGTGAAGGTGGAATATCACCACCTTTATTAATGTTCCAACCAATATTCTCAGATGGCCGATATTCCGTTTCTATTTTTTTCGCTTCATTTTCGTTCAAATTTCCAACAAGCTTTACTATTTCTACATCTTCTTTTCTACACCGATTTTTTAGATGTTTGTTTTTATTGTTGTGTTTATGTTCTTTGAATCTTTCTTCCACTTGTTTTGAAGTAATACCAACATAACCTTCTTTAAAAGGGTCTTGGTGTTCGGAAGATTTTATCCAATAAACTGTATACATAATATTATTTATAACAAATGAAATCTATGAGTTGCTAGTTTCCACCTATAAATCGTTCCCATTGGATAAAATCACGCAACTGAAACGTCCTAGACTTTAATTCACTCATAATAGATTCGATTACCGATACCGCTTCTTCGTGGTAAACTTTTTTTTCTAATAATTTAATCAAATGAGCATCCGCCTCAAGATAGGCATTAACATCCGTTTTCAATACAAACTGGAAAGGTTCCCATCCGTATTGTTCCAGTTCTTCTTTGTCCATTCTACCAGCATAATAGTCCAAACGAATCTTACGCATACGAAGATAGTCAAAGTGTGCCTTCTTAGAGGCAATCTTATGTTTGGTTAATATTGAGAGGTACTTGTTGTGTAGTTTAGGAATCTTCAACAGTTCTTTACCAGGTTCAGTCTGGTCTATATCTGCGTCTGCTTCCCAATACTTTAAGATTTGTTCTAAATTTTCCATAATATTTTCAATAGTTTAACATGCTATTCTACATGTTAACATACACCATGTTATTGTGTCAAGCCTATGTTAAGATGATACATCCACAAAATTAAAGAAATCAAATTTGAATGTGGCATCAGCGGTAATAATATCATCTGCCGATTGACTAGAATCAAAGGTAACATCGGATAATGAAGTTGGAAACATATTCTTAAATTCCACTCTAAGAATAGGATTGTTTAATGCCGAAAGAACTGTTAAAGTACCATCTGAATAATAGGACGGTTTCAATCCTTTTTGTGGTGCCAATGATTGTAATCTTTTACGTTCAG